TTAGATATAATAATGATAATACAAAAACATTTGATGATGTTATAGAATTATCTAAGGAATTGTATGCGTATGCTGAGGATCAAGATGCTAAGAATGAACAGATAAATCTTCCAGATATGGATCTTGAACTTGACTTACCTCAAGATAGTGATGAGCAAGAGGAAGTTACTCCTGATCAGAATGGTGATGACCTTGAAGATAGTACTGATGATGGAGAAGAGGGAGATGGTGATGGTGGTGATGAAGATGATGATGATAGAGAATCATATGAGACTGATTTAGATGTTCCAAGTTATAAGGAAGGTAATGATACTGTTGCTGAGACAGATTGTAAGACTGACTTAGCATTACAACAGGCAATAGAAACTCTTGTTAATGATGATGGAAGAGACACAATTTATCTTGAACTTCCTAAGTTAGATGTTGACAAAGCAATTGTTACTTGGGAAAAATGTCAAGAGGATTTAGAATACCATTTTTATGGACGTGCATATCGTGACGCAGATGAGCAATCATATGATCAAGGTAACCTTGAATATGCTACAGATCATTATAAACTTTATAAGAAAGATGCACAGAAGTCAGTTAATTATCTTGTAAAACAATTTGAGATGAAGAAGTCTGCTGATGAATATCAGAGGACTGCCACTTCTAAGAGTGGAGTGATTGATACTAATTCACTTTATAAGTATAAATTGACTGATGATATCTTTAGAAGAGTACAGGTAGTTCCTGAAGGTAAGAATCATGGATTGATATTCTTACTTGATTGGTCTGGATCTATGCAGTATGAATTGTTAGAGACACTTAAGCAATGCTATAATTTGATATGGTTCTGTAGAAAGGTTGGTATTCCTTTTAGAGTATATGCATTCCAGAATGGACATGGTAATGATTATGATCTACATCCTGCTCATGTAGATCCTAAAGATAAGACATTATGTTTGACTGGTGATTTCAGACTCCTTGAATTCTTTTCATCAAAACAGAATGCAAGATCATTAGAGAAGTCAATGGAACTTGTATATCTTCAAGCATTTGCTATGAACAATGGTAGGTTATGCTATGATAGAGAATACACATTAGGTGGAACACCTTTAGATTGTGCAGTTCTTTGTTCTCGTCAACTTGTTGAGAAGTTAAAGAAGATTGAGAAAGTAACTAAAGTAAATGTTGTTGCACTTACTGATGGTGAATCTAATCCAATGACTTATATGGTAAGAAGATCATCAGATTCATATAGTTATCGTAATACAGATTGGCATCAAAGATATCTTTGCCACAGTAGAGATAGATTCATTCTTAGAGATCCTAAAACAAAATTCTCAAAGGAAATTAATGCTCATTCTAATTCCACTACCAAAGAGATTGTAGGATTCTTTAAAGAGATTACTGATTACAATTGGATTGGTATTCGTATCTGTAGTAAGAGAGAACTACAAAGAGAATTGCGTTCTCTTAGTTATGATGAGGCAGCATCTGTAACAAGACAGTGGGCAAAAGAGAAGTATGCTGGTGTTAAAGGATCCTTAGGATTCACTGAGTCCTTCTTTATCCCTGATAAAAATCTTGGTATTGGTACTCAAGATCTTGAGGTTAAGCAGAAGGATGAAGTAGCAACTAAAGCAGAACTTAATCGTGCTTTTAAAAAGCACATGGGTTCTAAGATGGCAAACAAAACCATCTTAAATGCATTCATAAACCAGATTGCATAGTGGCACAAGGGGGTGGACATACTAGACACCCCATGTTATAATTAAACCATAGACAAAGATTCAATGACTTTCAAACGCAACTTTTCAAATGAGCAAATGATCGAACAGTTCAAAGCAAATCGTTTTGACCTTGCTCACATCACATATAACAATTGTGAAACAGTGGCATCTGCATTAGGTGCTCAACCACCATCGGTATGGAGAAGGTTGCAGGATGATACAAAGAGATTCCATGAAAATGGTAATCAGTATTTGGATGGAGTCTTCACTCCAGGAAAGACTAAGGAGAAATCTTTCTATGATCTGACTCGTAAAGCAAAGCAACAAGTGAAGGCACTTGAGAAGAACCTTGCTGCACCATCAGCAGTTCCTGCAGTAGAAACTGTAAACGAAAACTTTATTCCAGAGAAGGATCCTAATTATGTACCGTTTGGTAACTTTACTTCGCTTAAGAAAATTATTCAGTCCAAGCAATTCTATCCCGCTTTTATTACTGGTCTATCTGGTAATGGAAAGACTTTGGGTGTGGAGCAAGCATGCTCTCAGTTGAAAAGGGAACTGATTCGTGTTAATATTACAATAGAAACAGATGAAGATGATCTCATTGGTGGGTTCCGTCTTGTTAACGGTGATACCGTCTGGCACAACGGACCAGTTATTGAAGCTCTCAACAGAGGGGCTGTCTTGCTCCTTGACGAAATCGATCTTGCCTCAAACAAGATACTCTGCCTCCAGTCCATCCTTGAAGGTAAAGGAGTTTTCCTTAAAAAGATTGGAAAATTCGTCAGACCAGAAGCAGGATTCACAGTTATTGCCACCGCAAATACTAAGGGTAAAGGTTCAGACGACGGAAGATTTGTTGGAACTAACGTGCTCAACGAAGCCTTCCTTGAAAGATTCCCAATAACCTTTGAGCAATCCTATCCATCCCCAACAATAGAAACTAAGATATTGTTAAATTCTGGGGCAGATCAGGAATTTGCTGATAACCTTGTTAAGTGGGCGGGAGTAATCCGTAAGACCTTCTTTGACGGTGGGGTTGATGAAGTCATCACCACACGTCGTTTAGTACACATAGTACAGGCACACAGCATCTTTGGTGATCGCTTGACTGCTATCACTAACTGTGTAAACCGTTTTGATGATGATACTAAGCAATCATTCTTGGATCTATATACCAAGGTTGATGCTAATACTGATTCAGACACCGATTCCGATTCCCAACAATCTACTTAATACAATGTCAAAGACATACAAATCACAAATCAACACCATTGAGTTGGAAAGAGGGGCAAAACTCTTATATAATTTTGCAGCAGTGCTACAAAACCGATTTAACAATCCGTCTGAAGCACAAGAAGCAACAAGACTTGCAGACCATTACGACTGTGTTTCAACAACTACTCGTAACAAGGGCAAAGAGGCAGGTAACAAGCTTCCTAAAGGATACGTGCCTTTATCTGATGAGGAGATTCGTAACAGGGAACAAAAGGCACAGGAGGACCATTACGAAAGAAACTAAATGCCAGTATACAGAGATTACGAAATTCGTATTAACTTAAATGAGTTGATCGAAAAAAGGATACCTTGCTGTGATCTCCTGCATCCTGACCACTGCTTCTCAGCAGATCAGATTTCACAAATAGCTCATGATATTAATATGGACTTGGATTTACATCCAGTCTATCATCAAATTGATGAACATATCATGAGATATGTGAAAGCTGCAGGAATTGATAACACAGATCATTGGGTTGAAAAGAAACTACCTGATTTGGAGGATTGAAATGCATGCTGATTTGGATGCACTGGATAGAGTCATTTCTGATCCAGAGGAGATTACAACTAATATGAATAGAAAATACAATGAGGAAGAGTATCTAAAAGAGATCTCTGACTATATTGCAAACACATACAGAGGTCATTATTCTGTAGGAAATGTACAGACTCTTGACCTTATTGATTCTGTAGGAGATGCTGAAGCATTCTGTAGGAGTAATATCCTTAAGTATGCTTCTCGTTATGATCGTAAGGGATCAGCAAGAAAGGATATCATAAAGATCATTCATTATGCTATACTACTCTTACACTTTAACGATAAGCAAGAAAGGGCTAATCGTATAAACGCAGGAAACCCTTCTGCATTCACCGTTGATTATGACAAATGACCGTATTATCTAAACCTACAATTGAAGTATTGAAGAACTTTTGTTCTATCAATAAATCCCTCGTTATTAATCCAGGAAATAGATTAAGTACACTTAGTATCAACAAGAATATTCTTGTGTATGCTGATGTTGAGGAATCGTTTGACTCACAACTGTCAATATATGACCTTGGTGTATTCCTTGGTGGACTGACGTTGTTTGAACAACCTACCATTGACACTTCCAAGAGTAACTATGTAACTGTAAGTGATCAGACAGGTAGATCTAAAACAAGATTCTTCTATGCAGATCCAGATATTATTACACAACCACCTGAGAAGGAGATTTCTCTTCCTAGTGAGGATGTTAAGTTCCGTCTTGGCAGTAATACTCTTCAGCAACTTCAACGTGCTGCTTCAGTATATCAGTTACCAGACTTATGTCTTTATGGTGATGGTACTGAGATGAGTCTATGTGTAACTGATAAGAAGAATGATACTTCTAATAGTTACTCAGTTCAGGTTGGTGAAACTACAGATAACTTCTGTTATTGTTTCAAGGTAGAGAATTTGAAGTTGCTTCTTGCTGATTATAATGTTACAATCAGTAAGTCTAACGTTGCCTTATTCCAAGGTGATGGGATTAAATATTTTATAGCACTGGAACCTAATGCCTAATGATTTTCTATGGGTCGAAAAGTACAGACCACAGAAAGTCAAGGAGTGTATTCTTCCTGAGTCTGTAAAGGAGACCTTTAACGGTTTTATAGAGCAAGGAGAGATTCCAAATCTCCTGCTCTCTGGAACTGCTGGTGTTGGTAAAACGACCATTGCTAAAGCACTATGTAATGAGTTAGATGCAGATTTTTACGTCATTAATGGATCTGATGAAGGTAGATTCTTGGACACTGTACGCAATCAGGCAAAGACCTTTGCTGCTACTGTTTCTCTTACATCTCAATCTCGTCATAAGATTCTCATTATTGATGAAGCAGACAATACGACTCCCGATGTACAACTACTCCTCAGGGCATCGATTGAAGAGTTTCAAAAGAACTGTAGGTTCATATTCACGTGTAACTTTAAGAATAAAATAATTGAACCATTACATAGTAGAACAACTGTAATTGATTTTAATGTCCGTGGAAAAACTAAACAAAGTCTGGCAGCTCAGTTCTTTGAGAGATGCCGAGACATCCTTACCAGAGAGGAAGTACGGTTCAATGACAAAGTGGTTGCCACAGTCGTACAAAAATACTTCCCTGACTTCAGAAGAACAATCAATGAGCTCCAGAGATATAGCTCTACAGGTGCTATCGACACTGGAATCCTTGCAGCGTTAGGTGATGCTAATGTTGACAGTCTCTTATCTTGTTTGAAGGATAAGAATTTTAATGAAGTTAAGAAGTGGGTTACTCAGAATTTAGATAGTGATTCTACTTCCGTTATGCGTAGACTTTATGATAGTCTTCATGGTATAATGGAGGGACCAAGTATTGCAGCAGCAGTACTTATTATCGCTGAGTATCAATACAAGGCTGCCTTCGTGGTAGATCAGGAGATTAATCTCTTGGCATGCCTTACTCAGATTATGTTAGAATGTGAATTTAAATGACTAAAGACAAAAGAAAACTAAGAGCACAAGTTAAATCCAGATGGTATTATATCTTCTGGGGTGCTGCTACTGTATCTGTATTTGCTGGACAAATACATGTTGGTAATGGATTTAATAGGATGTCAGAAGCACTTGAACAAGTGTTAGATTCACCTGTAATATTAGAAATAAGACCACCCCGATGGGATGATCCTATGATAATAAGATGATTACTAAAGTAGAGTTGTTGCATCATAGACTTCAAGCAGTCTTAAGAGAACATACATTCTCTGGTGAGAATAGTCTTGAATATCTTGGTGAAGATGAACGTGGCCACAAATATAGTATTGCTGGCAACGAGGTTTATGTTGATCAAATTGAAGAATTTGAAACTGCTGAGGATGAATGAAATCTTTAAAAACACCCTTGAGATATCCAGGTGGTAAGTCTCGTGCTGTTACTAAAATGGCACAGTACTTACCAGATCTATCAAAGTATAAAGAGTATAGGGAACCGTTTCTTGGAGGTGGTTCTGTTGCTTTATACATGACAAAACAATACCCTCATTTAAAAGTATGGGTAAATGATTTGTATGAACCATTAGCAAACTTTTGGCAAACCTTACAACATGATGGTGATGAAATTACGAAAAGACTCTCCACTTTTAAAAGAGCATATCCAACTCCAGAAAAAGCAAAAGACCTTTTTATGGAAAGTAAAGAACTGGTTAACGATGCCAGAGCCAGTCTCATTACCCGTGCTGTTAGTTTTTATATTGTTAATAAGTGTTCTTTCTCAGGTCTCACCGAAAGCTCCTCCTTCTCCAAGCAAGCCTCAGACAGTAACTTTAGTTTACGAGGCATAGAGAAGTTACCAGAATATTCTAAATTAATAGAAGACTGGAAGATAACTAATCTTTCTTATGATGAGATGATGACTGATGATAAGAATGTCTTTACTTATTTTGATCCACCTTATGAAATTGGAATACCTATCTATGGTAAGAGAGGTGAGATGCATAAGTACTTCGATCATGATAAGTTTGCAGAAGATTGTGATGGACATACCAACCATCAGATGATATCATACAACAGTAGTCAGATAGTTAGAAACAGATTTAAAGATTGGAATGCTGCTGAGTTTGATTTAACTTATAGTATGCGTTCTACAGGTGACTACATGAAAAATCAAGCAGAACGTAAGGAATTAGTACTAACGAACTATGGCATATGATGATCGCTATCCCTTAAAAGATTATCTTAATAGTATTAATCTGAGTAAGAAAGATCTTATGGAAGATGATCCTGGTTGGGAAAAGAACTATCCTTCCTATGTCATTAACAAATGCCTGTCACATCATATGGACACACTAGCATTTGCTAATGAGATGAATCGATATCCTAATTTAGATAAGCGTTTACAATATTCTTTTTTTCTAAATACTGTGAGACCCAAGAAGCGATTCTCTCCTTGGGGTAAAAAGGAAAAGGTGAAGGATCTTGAGATTGTTAAGCAATACTATGGCTATAGTAATGAAAAGGCAAAACAGGCATTACGGATCTTATCTCCCGACCAACTCAATTACATTAAAGAAAAACTGAATAGAGGGGGTAAGAAATGAATGAGATTATGTGGACTAAGGATGATATGGTTGAGGTCAACCTCAAAGAACCAGACGACTTCCTTAAGGTTCGTGAAACACTTACCAGAATTGGTGTAGCTTCTCGGAAAGAAAAGAAACTATATCAGTCTTGTCATATCCTTCATAAGAAGGGACAGTATTACATAGTACATTTTAAAGAACTATTTGCTCTTGATGGGAAGAAAGCAAACCTATCAGAGAATGATGTACAGAGACGAAACAGAATTATTAAATTATTATCAGACTGGGGTCTTGTAGAGATTGTTGATCCATCAACAATAGTAGATGCTGCACCTCTCAGTCAGATAAAAGTTATTGCATATAAAGAGAAGGGTGACTGGACACTTGAATCGAAGTATAATATAGGTAAGAAAAAACAAAGCGAATGAGTTTTGATTTCAAGTACCATGCCCAGTGGTTAGAGTCACCAGGGTATCTGCTAGCCGAAGTTCCTCCTCAGGTGAGAGAGGAATTGGAAGAGTCTATTCGGAATCTTAATGAGGATACAGCAGAGAGTTATACTACAAGATTAAAAGGTCATCTTGAAAAGGAGTATGCTTTACCAATTACTCCTAATATAAAGTTCATTACAGAATCTATGGCATATGAATATGCCAGACAGTTTTATATTGAGAGAGCTACAGGTCAGACAGAAGTATATGCTGATACTACAGATGGTATCAAGTATGAGTTAATGAATCTTTGGGTTAATTATCAGAAGAAGTATGATTTTAATCCTATTCATAATCATGCTGGTGCTTATTCATTTGTTATCTGGGTTAAGATACCATACGATTTAGAAGAAGAGCAGAAGAGATATAAGACAAATGGAAATGAGACAGCACTATTTGCGTTTAGATATATCAGTCCTTTAGGTGGTATTGATACAAGGTCACTTCCTATTGATAAGAGTTGGGAATGGAAGATGGCATTCTTTCCTGCAAAATTAAACCATACTGTTAATCCTTTTTACACTAGTGATGAGTATAGAATTTCTATATCAGGTAATGTATTTTTAAGAGAGAACAGTAAAGGTGTTTCTATTAAACAGGATTTTAAAGAGAAGATGTTTACTCCATTAAAGGATTATGTTTATAATGATCAGGTGAAGAATCCAAATTTTTATAGATATAAAAATTCAGAACCTATATAATATACCTATAAAAATCTTTCATGGCTGATAACGTTAAAGAAGAGGTTCTTGAAGAAGAACATCATGAGGAACCAAAGAAGAAAGGTTTCTTTGGTAAAGTAAAGTCTGCTATTGTACCAGATGCTGAAGAACAAGCAGCAATCATTAGTACAATGGTGCGTATTACCGTTCTTGCCTGGTCGGGTGGAATATTGACTTTAAATTATGTTGCCATACCAGGTGTACCACAACAGAAAATAGATCCAACATTTATAGCTTCGGTTTTTACTGGAGTTTTAGCTAGCT